CTAACCAACTCTCCCCATTCAGGAGCCTGAATTACATCTGTAATTTCTATTTGAGCATTTCCTTCTGCATCCTCAAGAGTTATAGTATTATGGTCCTCTTCTACTATTTCTTCTTCTTTTTCTTCTTCAATAAATTCTTCGACAGATGGAAGGTCTACCGTTTCTTCTTCTTTTAAAAATTCTTCGACTGATGGTAATTCACTTTTTGTGAAATCATCTAGTGACGGTAACTTATCCGACATGGTATGAGTAACTTATATACTTCGGGATTTCTCTCCCTCAACTTATTTATTGTCCTGAGGAAGTCCAGTTTTTATGAGTTTAGCTAGTTCTGCAGTAGATCCTACAAACAATGCGTTATTAACAGTGTTTGGACCTTTTTGTTGACTCTCCTCATTCACATCTTTCAATTTCTTCTGAAGATCCATTAACTTATCCGTAGCATCAGAAACACTTTTAATTAACTGACCTGCTACTTCATATGCTCTCGGCATGTCACTTTCTTGAGCAAGTTCAAGAATTCCGTCAATTGCTTCTTGTCCTTTTTCAATGATAGAATATAAATTGCCTCTTGTATATTCATAATCTCTGGTTATATCATCTTTCGTAATTCTATCAGGTTTTTGTTCGGGTGTAATTCCTACCTTTTCGGTTTCTACCACTTCAGTTTCAGAAATGTTAAAAGCATCATCTAATTTTTTCATTTTTTTAGATCAAAGAACCATCAAATCCAAAGTCGTCACCAACTTCAATCATATCATTAGTTGTAGCAGTAATAAGATTTACCGCTGCTCCTCCTACATGCTCCGTTGGAGATGTACCATCCTGACCTCTCTTCACAAAGAGTTGATTGCCAGTTTTCTTATCAACGTAGATAGACTCTTCATCAATAATAATATATGTATTCTCTGCAATACTTGAAGCACTTACCACATCGAACACATCTAATGCTGCACTAATATTTGAACTCAATGTTGTTACTGCGTTATCATCATAAGCCTTAGTAGCACGAGGAGTAACAGAGTAAGTAACATCTCTGCTTGGAGTCTTGGTATAACCACCAGCAATGTATCCAATTTTTGCAGATTTGATAAGATCTTTGGATGCTTCTGCATTGGATCCCACAGGTCCAAAGAGATAAGTTTTAGCAGTGAATCTAAACGTATATATTAACGATCTTCGAGTAGTAAAATCCCCCTCATAATCATCTTCCATTGTAATATTTTCAATGACTACAGGAACATCTCTTTTCTCTCCAATAGTCTTAACAAGATCTACAGTTAAATTATATGCAGGTTGAAAATATGGTACAATTTGCTCTACAATCTGTAGCATATCATCATTTAATTTAGTAAAAACTGCTAACTCAAAAGACATATTATACGGAACTGGCATATATGTTTTTCTGATTGATGCTCCACTACCAGTAGTTGAAGATTTAAATGTTTGAGTGGTCGTTACTTTTCTAGATCCATCATATTGTAAACCAACAAATTCAAATGACATCCTAGGTAATGTAATTGAAGTGGGTTTATTAAGTTCAGGAGATTGTTGCAATCTAGCTAAAAACTTCTGAGTGGGTCCGTAGGCAAGAGGAACTCTGATAACACTAGTGACATTATCATCCGCATCATCATGTTTAATTTCTATACCATTAAAAAGACTTCCGAAAGAAATAATCGTTCTTCTTAATATTTCGTGGTAGTAATACTCAAACATTGTTACAGACCTTGTATATTATATTTAGGGTGTTCCAAATGGATTAGACTCACTGAAATCTAAAATATCATCTGCTTGAGTTTCAATTTCTAAATTATCAGGATACTCACTCACAGTGTTATCTTCTTGCACAACTCTTAATTCAAATTGGGCATTACTTTCACTACCAGTAAGAGTCTCTCCTACAATAAAGTCTCCAGTTGAATTAGATATAGCAAGAACTCCTGTAGATGCGTTCCATGTTCTTACGATAGCTGTTACACTACTTGCTGAACCTGTTATAGTTTCAGTCTCAATAAAGTTACCTGTGCCACCAGTATCCGCAGCACCTACTGTTATTGTAGGTACTTCGATATACTTAGCACCAGCATTTGTTAAGTAAATTGCCGTTACAACCCCTGCAGAATTGATAAGTGATAAACCAACAGCAGTGGTCACACCAGCCACTTCTGAATGATAATTCTTTTCACCAGCAGTGTTAGATATAGAAACTGTAGGAGGTGTAAGATATCCACCACCACCATAAATGATATTAATACCAGTAACAATACCACAATTTTGAATACCAAATTCAAATGTTGAGGTTGCTATACCAACATTGGTAGCAGCCTCTGACATAAAGATTGATGTTGCACCTATACTTGTTACATATGCATCTCCATCAATAAAGTTATAAGAATCACTATATCCTACACCCAATCTAACTCTATCACCAATCAATATACCAGTCGTGGCAATACCTACAATAAATGTAGATCCTATACCTATTGTACCTTCAGCAAATATAGAATTATATCGCATGGTAGTAATACCAGTCGCTCTAAATGCCTCATCCCCACCAGTAGCAGCAGAGAAAGATACTGTAGGAGGATTACCTGCTTGATATCCAAATCCACTATTAGCAATAGAAACAGCAGTTACAGTTCCTGCAGCAGATACAACTGCGGTTCCTGTTGCTCTTACTTGTGCAGTGGATCCTGAGAATGTAAGTGTAGGTGCAACAGTATAACCAGAACCAACAGTAGCACTTGTTCCTACTGCCCAAGCATCTGAAGGATTGAAAGAAACAGCAGTAACAATACCAGTAACAGAATGAATAGTAACAATACCAACACCAGATGTTCCTCCTGCAGGAGCTGCAGTAATTGAAACAGTAGGTGCAGTTGTATATGCCCTACCAGTAGTGCTAAATGCTATTGAACTAGCATTTATAGAAGAACCTGCTAAACCAACGGTTGCAGCAGCACCTGAGGCGGTTGGAGCAGAGAATGTGACAGTAGGAGCACTTGTATAGAATTTACCCCCACTCGTCATTGTAACAGTTAATACTGTTCCCCCCGAAACATCATAATCATCTAATGTAGCAGTTGCAGTGGCAGTGGCAGAACTTCCTGTTGGTAGTCCAAACGTAACTGTTGGTGGGACTCCTGGTTTATAAAATCTACCACCAGTGGTTCCACCAGGAAACATAAATTTAGCCTCTCCATCACTAATAGGAGCAGAAGTAATACTTACTCCAATTCCTGACATTGGACTGTAAAGAACTGCAGTGGCAGCTGCACCCACATGTTTTGGAGTGCTGAATGTTACTGTTGGAGGAGTAGCATATCCTGACCCTCCATCAGATATAGTAACTATTCCCACCGCACCAGTAGAAGCAATACCCACTGTGGCAGCAGCACCTACCCCATCAGTTCCACCCCCAAAGAATAAAATACCAGGAGCATCGGTATAATCATAACCATAGCCTGGATTTATAATTTGAACTCCTTGTACTTTTTCTCCTATTTCAGTTCCATCACAATTAGTTAAACCACTAAGAAGAGTAGCAATACCAACAGCAGTAAGTCCTCCAGAAGGAGCAGATGTAATTGCTACCCTTGGACTTGAAGTATATCTTTCACCTCTATTAGTAACCTCAATTGTTTGAACTGCACCATTGTCTATTCTAGTAGCAGCAGTAGCATCAGAACCTGACGTTATGACAGTCAGAGTCATTAAGTTAAAGTCTACATCAAATGTATCATCTATTTCTTCAATACCAGTATCCAATATTTCATCTTCTGGTCTAAAGAGTTCACAAGTTAATGTATAAACATAATTCTTTCTAAGTTGATAAAATGGTTTTTCATGTTCTACAAACTTAACTTCAAATAACCTATCACCTAAAGGAAAATAAATTAGATCTCCTTCTCTTGGTCGATGATCTAACTCAACATTTGGTAAATTAATATTAGGTAAATTTTTAATTAAAGGGGTAATATAATTTTGAAATCTTTCTTTAGATATAGTAACAGTTAATTCATTAGTGGCCTGTATTCCAAACTTAGAAAGCATTACAGTATTATCTCCATACCCATCAAAATTTTCTACATATGCTTCAATAGGATATGATTGCTTAAATTTAGATTCTACTACTTCTCTAATAATTTTATGAGTCGTGGCATATTGACGAGGAAGATAAAAACACTCCACACCATACATCTTCAATTGCTCATTAATGAGATCTTGAACTAAGCCTTGTTCGCCAGAAGTTCCTTGTATAAAATAGGGATTTAATGCCATTATCCTATCATATCAAGAGGTGGTAATTCATAAGTATTAGACATCATTTCTTGAATAACTTCAAGTTCTTTTACACCATCTTCATATATATCTCGACCATTTAATTCAACTCCACCAGGCAGTTTAACTCCATTAAATTTAATAAGGTTTTGTCCCCACTGTTTTTTAAGAAGAGCAGTTGTATATTTTTTGAGAAATGAATCATTCCATACTCTTGCATAATCATTAGGATCAAGAGTCCGATAACAATCCATGATTAACCAATCACCCACGGTAAGAGTCTCCCAATCAACATCCAGATATAGTCTATCCATTCTTTGATTAAATCTAATTTGCTTTTGAGTGGTTAAAGCAAAATCCATATCAGACAAATATGTTCGTGTCATTGTATAGGTAAGCATTTCCATTGCTCCCCAAAAGTAAATATCATTTAAAAATAACTGATATTTAACACTGAACATATTATTAGTAATCGTTGCACTTCCATCAAAATGAAATATCTTTTCTACTCCAATAACTGCAGGAGGTACTTGTAGATAGTTACTATTTTCTTTCCAATCAAAATCCATTGAGGCTCCATCAATGGTTGAACTAGCAGTGGTAGTTACTATTCCCAATACTCCATCTTGACCAGGCCCCTTTCCCCTATCAATATCATTCTGTGTTACCTGATATTTTAAATAGGTTCTTAAAACCCCATCAAAATGCCTTTCATGAAAATATTGAATAGCATCATCAATGATATCATCTACTTGTTCGTCGGCAACATTAATTTCCAGCACAGGTGCTCCTAATTGCCTTAAACAATAATCTTTTAATTGAGATCGACTTGCTGGTTGTGCCATCTATTTACTATTCCTGTGAAATTATTTAGGGTCTGGTAGAAACACCAGCATGAACCATAATATCTCCTTTTACTAATTTATAATAAGTTGATCCTGAACTTACAATATTGACATCATAAACATATCTTCCTTCAGTAATATCTCTAGTGACGGTATCTGCTAATGTCAATCTTATCTTTCCACCAGTAGCACTCGTGAAACCTACAGTAAAAGTAGCAGTAATATCATGAGTGGATCCTATAGCTACACTCTTTGTCATTTGAGAAGCACCACTATATCCAGTAAAATCAAATGCAGTGGAATTCGGTCTTGTTACTGTAAAAGTATCATTAAATCCTGCTCCTCCATAGATGTTTAAATTAGCAGCATAAGGAGTTCCTGATTCGGGATCAAATGTTATGTTATGACTAGCCATTTACTAACTCCTTAAGTAAAGATTTAATTTCATTAATTTCATTTTTTAAATGTGTAAGATCTTGCTCCATTGTATCGACTTTTTCTGCCTCTTCATTTTTAATTTTTTTCTGAGACATATAACGATTATAATCAGACGTATTTCGATTTACAATAGAATTAGTTGTAGAATCTCTATACAATTCACCATGTCCTTCCACTTTCAAATAAGACATATTATGCTAGTGCAAGGACTCTGAGGTTCCTCATGCGAGGAGGATAACTCTGACTTGTTGAAGTCATAACAAATTTAATTCTATAGAACTTGAATGAAGGAAGATCATTAATACTAAATGTATACTCCTTAAATTCATTGCTTGGTGTCAAAATTTCTTCATTTGTAGATGGGAATATGAACGAGTCAGATCTTCCATCATTATCAGCCATATCAATTATTTGACCATTATCATTAATATTATTATAACCAGGGAAAGGCATGTAAACTGGATCACTTCCCGCAGAATTGCTGATCGCATAGAACGCCCTGATATCAGCATCAGTGTTTATATATGCATCAGCAATGATTTTCAAACTTGTAGCAGAATTCTCTAACTGGAATTCTTTAGAAAGATACTGACACGCATTTGGATCATCAAATGCACTGTTCACTCTATTATCAGTTACATAATTTGAAATAGGTGCATTAACTCGATTAGAAGCAAAAATAACACTCATTCTTTGTGTATCAATAAGTGGAGATAATTTAGAATCCGTAGTGGTTAAATTAACTCTCATATTGAAAGATTTATTACCAGGTAAAGTAGTTAAATTATTAGTTTGGTTAATATTGGAAGCCACAATACGAGGAGAAGACATATAGTTGTTTTGTCCTATACTAATTGATTCAAATCCCTTATCAACATATGGAATTTCATTTCCATCTAGACTTGCACCAGTTACAGTTCTTACTTCAGATGTAAGATCAGTTCCAGGTAATGTAAGATTTTGAATTTGTGGATTAATAATTTCAAAAGGAATGTTCTGCGTAGCAGTCACATTGTCTCCACCAGCTGACTTGGTTTGACCCATATAAAGAATAGGGAAACTTTCTCCAGTAGATCTTCCTAAACCACTAGATCCCATATCAAGTTTAATATTATAAGAATCAAAGGTGATGGAATTAGCAATGGATACGTTTCCTAAGTAATGAGTTTTATTAATTCTCCTTAAGGAAACACCACCCAATTCATACTTATAAACTGGAGTACCTGCAAGATAATTCTTAGCGGTTGTATCATCAATCGTTCTTGAAGTAATGCCGATAGTAGTTCCATCAGCACTTTCATAAGAGAGAATTTCTTCCCCAATCTTCAAGTAACCATAGTTTGTAGTTCCTACCCCTACATTTTCAAACTCATCAAAGTTAGTTGCACTATCAACTGTTATATCACCTGTAGTGGATGTATCGAGATCATTAACAAGTTTCGTAGGAATGAGATCACTTTGTGCCTTAGAAACAGTTACATAGTTGTCAGTAAAATACATTCCATGATTCTTATGATTAACCACAATATTCAATCCAGTGTTAACCGTTTCAATATCAGAAATTGTCACATTTCCACCAACGTTATTAGCACCATTAAGATCCGTTGTAAGACCTGTGCTGTTGATATACCTAACTGTATTTCCTGTTCCTGTTACAAAGTCACCTTGAACATTATCAAGAATCAACTGAGATGTATTTGCGATAGAAACTACTGAGAGTCTAGCATTTAATCCTAGCGAATTATTACCAATTGTTCCTATTCCTAAAACATCACCTGGAACATATCCTGTACCACCAGAACCCACAATAAAGGAAGATATAGTAGCAGCAGCTGCAACACCATTAGTAATGGTAATGTCTGCTACCGCATCATTTCCAGCAGCTGTTATATTGGTTAATGGAACTTGATTAAATTGATATGTACCTGAGATAGGTGTATATCCAATACCTGCATTAATAATATTTAAGGTTCCTGTTGCAATACCTGCATTACCAACATATGTACCTGTTGCATTACTTCCATGTTGGAGAACAGTATTACCAACCGTAAGATCAGTATCATTTAAGGTAGATCCAATTCCAACCTTGATTTTTCTTCCTGTCAACTGCAGTGGATCTGATAATAAATTAGCAATCTGCCTATTACCAACTGATAATGCAGGATTATAAAATTCTATAGATCCTGTTGTTACAAAATCTGCTCTATAAAGATTAAATTTAAGATCTTCCCACTGACTTGGTTCCCATGTAGAACCATTCTGAGATTTAAATAAAGATCCCAAATAAGGTTGTTGAGAAACATTAGTTTGAGTTACTAAATCAATTTCTCCTACTCTGGAGATAAAGACTGAATATTGAGCAGAATCTGAAAGAAGAACCATACAATATTCAATACCACCTTCTACATAAACAGGAGACCTAAAGTTAAACGTTGTACCAATAGATCCATCATTTGAAATAGTAATTTGAGATGGAGAAAGACTAACTTCAGAGAATGGAATTACCTTTGTAGTAGGTAATCCATTTTGCATTGTTCTTAATTGGAACGTAACAGGCAACTCATTCTCATCTACACTAGCAAAGAATACTTCACAACTAGTTAAGAAAACACCTGTGGATTCCTCAACAAAGAATGATTCAGCCAAAGGATCTCTTCCACCTCTTTGAGCAATAAGTTGTCTATTAGTTTGAACTGTTTGGGTTCTGGTTTCTGTAACTTGCTCCACTGCAATCGTAGCATTTCTGACCGAAACAATATCTTCTTGAACGGTGTTGAGAATACCTGTAGCAGCAAAAGTCTGATCAGAAATACTTGTTGCAGCATTTCTATCATTAGAAGCATTATTAATTAAAGAAACTGTCTTAGTTCCCGTTTCAAATCTTGGATTATTAGAAATATTAGGATTAGGAATAAAAAGACTTCCTATTATATTTGATCCTACGTCCGATATTAATCGAAGATTAGAGATAGTTGCTTGAGCACCACTAGTTTCACCAACCAATATCATATCTTGTTCTACCCATCCCCAATAAGTACCTTGAGGTTCATTTGATAATGAGAAGGTATCTACATTTACTGTAGTAGAAGTAGTTGAATAACTGCTTGGGATTAAATTAGATCCATAAGGACTAGTTCCATAAATTCTTGTGGGTGCGTTAAATGGCCCTTCCATATGATTGGATTGAGCAACTCTAAATCTAATTGAAGGACTAGCATCATCATTTGTAATAGGTAATACACCTAATGGTCTAGTAGTTCCTGTGACAGTTTCACCAACTTGGAATGTGCCAGAAACCATTGCAATTTCTAATAATTTTGGAACAGTATACTGAGTTACATTTACTCCATCTAAGAAAGCATAATGTCGTGTAGAAGGTTTGACTCTTGTTCCTGTAAACTGAACATTCCTTGATCTCATGAAGGAAACTAGATCCCTACTTACAAGTCTATCTCCTTGAGATTCTTGATCAAACGTTTCGGTAATAATACTTCTAGTGCCTGTACGTTGCAACTGAGTATCAGTGAACGTAGTTCTCCATAAATTATTTCCTGCCCATGCAGTCCTAGTTCGTGTGGTAGTAGCGGGAGCACCATTGACTCCACTCCAAATCTCTTCCCAAGAATTCCAGAGCACAGCACCAAATCCTGCTTGAGGATCTGTTGGGGTAAATAGGTCACTTAATTCAGCAATTTGTTGTGTGAAATTTCCTTCTACATTTATAATATTAGCTCCCAATCTTTCAGTATCAACCCAGTTATCTGATGCAGGAGTTAGTTCTATAGTTCCTCCCCAAAATGCTACAATAAAAGGAGTTACACTTTCAGTTCTGGTTCCATTAACTTGTTGCAAATATTCAACTTCATTATAACTTAAACTTACAACATCTCCTGTTTTTTTAATATTAGTTCCTTGTGGAGCAGCAAATGCTAAATCGGAATTTGCAGATACATTCTCAACAGGACCCATTAACAAATCTGTGGAAGTTGTATAATGGCTTGGTCTTAATTCATTAAGTTTAATATCAATACTATTCTTATATGCAACCAAATTTGATTGTGAAAGAAAGGAAGTAAAGTTATCAACAAAGAATCCTGACTTAAATCTGTTTAGTCCATTTTGATCTGGAAGGAATATATTTGCAGTATTTGCTTCTAGTAATGAAAGAGTCGTATAGTATTCAAGATTTTTAATTCTATTCTCAAGTCTACCAATATCCGACATTGTATATCTCTTATATTGGAAGAAATTAAGAGAAACATCCGAAGTATTGTAAAGATATGCGGGAATAGATGCAGTTGCAATCTTTAATGCATCATCAACTGGGGATGGTTCTTCAGGTTGTTCGGAAGGAACCCCCGTTTTGACTTGGAATTGACCATCTTTAGTCAAGTAAATTGAATCAACTCTTCCAAGATACCATGAAAAATCAGTTATTATCGTTTCATCAGATGCTAAAATGTTAGCCGCTGAATTTCCTGCAGCATTAAAGGTTCTTCCATGAAATTCTAAAGGAGATCTTGAACCTTCAGCAACGGTATAATCAGAAACTCTTGGTCTAATATCAATTAAATCAGTATTTCTGATACCATTTACTGATTGAATTTGAGTAGAATAGTTAAAAGTAGAATAAGAATCTACGGTTGTAACATCTCCATCATCAGTTGACTGATAATAACCATTTGAGAAGTAAATTTTTATCTTTTTATTAGGTGCTTTTGCATCAGATTTTCTTCTAATGATAGAATAATTATAAAAATCTTCTTTTTGACCATTTTCACCGTCAAAACTAGATGTAATATCAAAACTAGATGCATCAACAGTAGTGATTACACCTTCAATTTGAGATTCTTCAAATAAAACTGTTTCTCCTTCCTTAAAATTAATTTCATTTTGAGGAATAAAGGTAATTTGAGAATTTGTTACCGATTCTGCTACTAATCCACATGCATTAGTAGTTTTTCCTTTAACTTTTTCTCCTATTACTAAGTCAGCAGTCTTTCCAGTAGGCCCTGTAAGAGAGTCTAATGTCAAAGTTGGGGCAGATGGATCAGAAGTTGATGGAGATTCATAAACTGCATGTATTGTTATGGCATCAGGAACATTCAAAGATATCTCTTCATCCTGAACTCTTGTTCCATAAGGATAATTTCCATAGGTTAATCCATCATTAGCAGTTAAAGTGGTAATACCAGATGAATCATTGGTAGATTTATCAACTAATAATGTATTAACTCTATTTCTAATTTTTACTTTAGACTTAGGCTTAAGTTTTTTGAGCGTGGTAACAAGAACTGCATCATCATTTCCACCTAAACCATAAATTTGAAGTTGAGTAGATGCTGCATTAATCTGAACTTTATCACTTGTTAGGACTTCAGTAGTTCCATCACTTCTTTGTAAGAAATATCTTTCTACTGTAAATGGTAAAAATGTTTCATTCGCACCTGCATCCAAAGCAGTTGCAAGTTGACCTCCTGAAATATTAACATTTTGAGTTTTTCTAATAACCAATGATGCATCAGTTAAATCTACATTAGAAATATTATCTTTAGGAAGTTTTGTATAGAAAGAAACATCTCTTGCTTTTTGAAGATCTGCTCCTACAACTGCAAGATCAGAAACTTGAAGTAATGAAGAAGGTAATTGTCCTGCTGCTACTCCAGTAACGGTAGTAACACCACTAATGTTTATATGACTTGCTCCCACACTTACAACAGAACCGAGAACGGGATCAACACTATTATTGCCACTATATCTAACTAAATTTCCTGTTTTTATTTGACCTGGGAAATTAGGACTTGTACTTCTTATAGTACTAATACT